ACGACTTGGGGGTGGAGTTTCGAAGTGCGGGGGCGCTCTCGGCGTACCTGACAACGTTCGCGGAGGCGGGCCGTGAGGACGCGGAGCCAAGGTGGCGGGCATGGATGGAGCAGATCGAGCGGGTGACCCCGTTCGTCGAGAAGGTGTTTGAGGATGTGACCGGCCGGCGCGGGTGTTGACACGTCCCGGCTGGAATGGAAGTTCACTGCGCCCACACCCGGCTGATCCCGCCGGCGGAGCTGAAGCCGAACCCGGCGAACCCGAACCGACACAGCGCCCACCAAATCCAGCTTCTCGCCGCGATCATCGAGCAGCAGGGATGGCGGGCGCCGATCACCGTGAGCAAGCGGAGCGGGCTGGTCGTCCGCGGCCACGGGCGGCTCGAAGCCGCGCTCCTGATGGGGTGCGAGCGCGTTCCGGTGGACGAGCAGGATTACGGGTCGGAGGCGGAGGAGTTGGCGGATCTGCTGGCCGATAACCGGCTGGCGGAGCTGGCCGATCTGGACGAGGGCGACCTCAAAAAGCTGGTGTCGCGCTTGCGGGAGACCCAGCCGGATTTCGACGTGGAGCTGACGGGGTTCACCGAGGACGAGATCGCGCGGCTGTTCGCCGAGCCGGATCCGGCCGACGAGCTGGAGACGATCCCGCGAATGGAGTGCCAGGCGTTCGAGCACCACGATTATCTGGTGTTCATGTTCCACGATCTGCGCGACTGGATGTTGGCGTTGCAGCTCATGGGGGTGCGGGAGGTGGACTATTCGATCACGCGCAAGACGCGGAAGCTCGGCGTGGGGCGGGTGCTCCACGGCCGCCGCCTGATCGAGCTGGCGCAGAAGGCGAAATCGGCCGGGGAGGGGAACGGTGGAGCGTCCTGACGAGTGGCCGGAGCTGCGGCCGCTGGCGATCCGGACTGTGATCATGAGCCGGAGCCGGGCCCGCCAGATGACGACGCACCGGCTTTTCCCGGGGGCGACGCTGGTGGTGCCGGAGACGGAGGTGGGGGATTACGCCGCGTTCGGGCTTGAGACGGTGGCGATCCCGGACGCGATCCACGGGATCAGCGCGGTGCGAAACTGGATCGTGCGCCGGTTCGACGAGGAGTGCGTGGTGATGCTGGACGACGACCTCGGGGCCTGCATGTGCATGGTGAGCCTGAAGGTGCGCCGGCTCTCGATCGAGGAGACGGCGGCGATGGTGGAGAACACGGCGCGCTGCGCGATGGGGGCGGGGGCGCGGCTGTTCGGCTGGCACCAGCGGAGCGACCCGCGGCTTTTGCAGCGAAACGATCCGTTCGGCGTCCACAACTGGATGGGCGGGGCGCTCGGGGTGATCGGGAAGGCGGTGCGGTGGGACGAGCTGCTGAAGTGCAAGTGCGACATCGACGCGACGCTGACGGAGCTGATGCTCAACCGGATCGTGTGGCACGAGTCGCGGTTCTGCTTCGCCCAGGAGCGGGACAAGAACCTCGGGGGGAACTCGCTGTTCCGCTCGGCGGAGCGGATCGAGGCGGAGAAACGCTATCTACAAGGGAAGTGGAAGGCGCACATGCGCTTCGAGCAATACAAGAGCCAAGACAGGGTGGTGGTGGACGTGCAGCGCCGCCAGAGCTTGCGGCTCGCGCCGTAAGAGGGGGAAGGAGGTAAAGCGAGGGCGGCCTGCGGGCCGCCCTTTTTTGCGTCCGGACGTCCGGACGGGCCCGGCCTGTAACGCGAAATGTTACAGGCGGGCGGCCGCCGCGCGCGGAGCAGCCCGCGCGCCAAGCGCGGCAACGGTGAGTTAAACCGCCGTTAAAATGGTGTTCTAAACCGATGGACCCCACGCGGGGGCGGCTGGCAACACAATGGGGATGAAACGCCAGACCATTCCCGACCTCAAAGCCAGCGAGATCACCTTCGGCGTCGAGCTGGAAACGACCGTTCCAACCGCCGCCGACCTGTCGGTGGGCAGCTACCACGGAGGACGCCCGGTGACGAGCGCGCTCGACCCGAACCGGGCCGTGATCGCCGCCCCGACCTTCAACGGCAAGTGGTGGCGGGCCGAACGCGACAGCTCGATCCAGCCGGAGCGCGGGCACGCCGCCTGCGAGTTTGTCTCGCCCATCCTCAAGGGGGAGGCGGGGGTGGAGACGCTGTGCGGGTTCGTGGGGTGGGCCAACGCGATCGGCGCCCGCGTGAACGCCAGTTGCGGCTGCCATGTGACCGTGAGCGCGGACAGCGTGATCGGCACGAGCGACCCGGACGCGCGCGGGGAGTTCGCGCGGAAGCTGGCGCACATCGCCCGCTGGCACGCGAGAGCGATCTACGGCCAAACGGGAACGGGCCGGCACCTGAACCTCTACGCCGCGCCGCTCGCGCCGCAGGTGGCGACGCTGGCCCGCCAGATGGCGGAGGCGCGGGAGCCGCAGCACAAGGTGACGGCGGCGACGCTGTGCGGGCGCGGGATGATCAACTTCCGCAAGCTCTTCTCCGCCGGGCTGGTCGAGTTCCGCGCGTTCGCCGGGACGCTGAACTTGCTGAAGGTGCAGCACCACGTCGCCACGGCGCTCGGGCTCTGCCGCCGAGCGCACGAGGTCCAGTGCCTCGGGGCGTTCGACAAGAACAAGGCGCAGCAGGCGCGGACGCGCACGGCCGCCGACGCGGTGCGGTTCCTCTGGGATTACCTCGGGTGGACCGGGAGCAAGCGCCCCGCCGCCCTCGGCCAGTTCGGCCGGCTGCACTCCGACTTTCCGACTTACAGCCGCGAGGCGCTGCGCCTCTGCGAGCAATTCGACGAGCGGTTCCCCGACGCGCCGCTGTGAACCCTTTCCGCTCCGCGAGCTCCGCGGGTGCGGGGGGAGCGGGGCGGATTCCAAACCAACGAACCAACGAAAGGAAACCGAGTATGTGTGTGATTCTGATTTGTCCGCCGGGCGTCCGCCCGGACGGCGATGTGGTGGAGGCCTGCCACGCCGCAAACCCCCACGGGGCGGGTGTGGCGTGGCGCGAGGGGAAGGAAGTCCGCTGGTCGAAGAACCTCGATCCGGCGGGTGTGATGGATGCGCTCCGGACGGCCAAGGGCGAGGCGGTGGTCCACTTCCGGTGGGCGAGCGTCGGCGGGGTGAACCCGCGGCTCTGCCACCCGTTCCCGGTGGACCGGGCGGCCGCGACGAAGCTGGAGGGGGCTGCGCGCCGCGTGCTCTTCCACAACGGGACGTGGGCGGGCTACCGCGATGCGCTCGCGCACATCGAGCAGAAGCAGAAGCGGACGATCGCGGGCGCGATCTCCGACAGCCGGGTGATGGCGCTGCTGGTGGATCACCTGCGGAAGCCGGAGGTGCTCGGCGATGTGGAGGGGCGGTGGGTGCTGTTCTCCTCGCGCGAGACGCGGGTGTTCGGCGACTGGCGCGAGTGGCGCGGGATGCGGTGCTCGAACCTCGGGTTCCTGTACGAGATGGACCGCGCGAAGCGGCCGTGCCGCAAGGCGGCGCGGGCGGGAGCGGAGCCGCAGATGGCGCTGTGGGAGGAAGGGGGTGCGCGATGAGCGAGCGGGTGTTCAAGATGCTTGCCAGCAAGGGCGGGCGGATCGTGTTCGACCAGCGGGTCGTGGCGGCGACGCCGCGCGAGGCCCGCGAGCGGATGAAGCAGGCGCTCGGGCTGGAGAAGCTCGCGGGGGTGGTCTACGCGATCACGGAGATTCCCGTGGAGGTGATCCGCGAGATCGTGTCGACGCAGATGGCGGGCGTGGTGATGCCCCGGGGAAACCGGGTGAATCTCCGCGCGCTCGTGGCTTCGGCGGTGCAGGGGGCGACGGCCTCGGCTCTGGCGGAGGTCGAGCGGAGGCTCGCTCAGGTCGAGCGGGTGTCCCGCGAGGGAAACCGGCCGCAAACGCGGCGGGATCCTCTCGGGGATATCGGGACAGGGGCCGCGAGCGAGGACGGCCCCACGCGGGCCATTCCCGCGCAAAGGCGTGCGATCGCGGGCCCGGACTGGCGGGCGATCCGCCGGCGCTACCAGCAAACCCGCAGCGTGAAGCGGACGGCGGCGGAGTTCGACGTGTCGCCCAACACGCTGAAGGCGCGGATCCGGCGCGGGGGGTGGGGGCGATGAGCCTGCCCCGCGTGGAGGTGACGCGCTACGGCGGCCGGTTCTGGGCCGTGTGGCGCGAGGGAAATCTGGTCGCCGTGACCGTGTACCGCAAGGGGGCGCGGGCGGTGGCCGATCTGATCGAGAGTTTTCAGTGCCAGCAAACCAACCAAACCGAAGAAAGGACCGAACATGCCAGACAATGACGAACTGAACCCGATCGAGGACCACGCGAACCCGCGCCGCCGCCGGCGGCCGGAGGAGCCGCCGGAGGTCGGGACCATCGTGGAGCCGGAGCCGCGCCACGACCTGCGCAACCTCGTGCTTCACGCTGACGCCAAGGCCGACATCGAGGCGGCGCTCCGCTCCGTCGAAATGCGGGACCGTATGGAGTCGGTGTGGCGCCTGAGCGAGATCCAGCCGCTCGCGAACCGCTGCGTGATCAACTTCTACGGGCCGCCTGGCACCGGGAAGACGCGCGCGGCGCTCGGGATCGCTCGGCGGGTGGGCCGGTTGCTCTACCAAGTCGATTACAGCCAGATCGTGAGCAAGTACCTCGGCGACACGGCGAAGCATATCGCGCTCGCGTTCAGGCAGGCGCGGGAGGCGGGCGCGGTGCTGTTTTTCGACGAGGCGGACAGCCTCCTCTCCCGCCGCGTCCCGGCGGGGGAGAGCTGCTCGACGTCGATCAACCAGAACCGCAACACGCTGATGCAGGAGCTGGACCGGTTCGACGGGGTCGTGGTGATGACGACAAACCTCTTCGGGAATTACGACGAGGCGATGCTCCGCCGGATCGCGCGGCATGTGCGGTTCGCCTTGCCCGACCGGGCGATGCGGGAGCGGCTGTTGCGCGGCCACCTGCCGAACGCGGATCGAACTCCCGCCGACCTGCGGCGGGCTTCGGTCGAGTCGCGCGGGTTGTCGGGGGGAGACATCCTCAACGCTTGCGTCAACGCGATGCACGCTGCATCGGCCGACCCGAATCCGGACCGCTGGCGGGTGACGGAGGCGATGCTCCTCGCCGAGATCTCGAAGATCAAAGTCGCGAAGGCGACCCACGAGGGAGGGAGCGACGATGAAGCGCGTTGACCCCTCGGCTTTCAAACCCCGCGTGCCCGACGATCTGATCGGGCACGCGCGGGCAGCCGCCACGGCGCTGGTGGCGAAGGCGATCCGGTACAGGCGGGACGGCAGCGGCCCGCTCAAGGTGTTGCTCTACGGGCCTCCGGGCACGGGGAAGACAACGATCGCGGAGATGGTCGCGGCCGAGCTGACCGCGGGCGAGCGGCTCGCTGTCGATGACGCGAACGGGAAGGAGATCACGGTCGACACGGTGCGCGGGTGGCTCGACCGCCTAAGCTACGGGAGCCTGTTCGGCGGAGGGTGGCAGGTCCGGATCGTCAACGAACTCGACCGGTGTTCGCGCGACGCGCAAGACCTGATGCTGACCTACCTCGACCGGATGGGAGAGGGGAAGGCGTTGATCGGCACGAGCAACCTCAAGCTCGACCTTCTCTCGGAGCGGTTTCAGACGCGCTTTCAGGCGTGGAAGATCGCGGGGCCTGAGTCGGACGAGATCGCCGCATGGCTGGTCCGCCGCTGGAAGGCACCGAAGGCGCTCGCGCGGCAGATCGCCGTCGGGTGCGGGGGGTGCGTCCGGGCCGCGCTCGCCGATCTGGAAAGCGCCATGGACATTGAGGCGGTGCGATGAAGGCGCACCCCCATTGCACCACCGGGAACGCTCCGGGGTCCGGGTCCGGACCGCTAGACTCACCGGGCATGAGACTGCGGACGATCAGAGGCTACGACTTCGGGGAGGTTTCGAGCGCCATGCAGAAGGCGATCCGGAGGGGCGACGCCCAGCTCGGGGGCTATTGGGCGCTCGAGCTGTGGGCGTCGGGCTTCGGCCAGTACGTCTGGCGGAGGCTGCTCACGATCTCGGCCGAGGACTGTTGGGGGATCATCACCGCCGAGATCAAGGCGCTGTGCGACGGCTACGGGATCGTCAACGCCAACGTCCCCAACCGGAAGGCGAGGGGGCGCATCTTCATCTCGAAGGCCGTGATCCTGCTGTCGCTCGCGAAAAAGAGCCGCGATCCCGACCACCTTCAAAACTTCGTCTACGACCAGATGGCCGGCCTCGACCCCGAAGGTCTGGCCGACGACCTCCGAGCAGCGCCGGAATACGTCCCGATCCCCGATTACGCCTACGACTGCCACACGGCCCGAGGGAAGGGGGAAGGGAGGACCAAGGCCGAGTTCTTCCGTGCGGAACAGCGGGCGTTACAGCCCTTCCAGCCGGGTCTTTTCGACGAACTTCTAAACGATCAGCGCGAGACTTGATAAAGTCCCGCGCTCATGGGGAACCCATTCCGTGACGTAGCCGATTCGTCGGCCGCATCGTACCGGCCGGACATCGCGGCCGAGATCGACACTCCCGAGGATATGCTCAGGGAGATCCTCGCGAACGCGGCCGCGCGATGGACCGGCCGGATCCCGCAGACCGCGCTCGAGTTCCGCTCGGTGATCGCCTCGGTTGCGCTCGATGCCCTTAAGGACGCGATCGCGCGCGGGTCGCTGGCCGATTTGTTCGACTTGGGCACTCCGCCCCGATCCGATCTGGAAACGTCGAAGCTGATTCTCGCCGAGATCCTCGGGGACAAGAACCCGCGGTTGCAGGCCAAGTGCATCGACTTCGTGTTCGGCTTCGGGGTCGCCGCCGAGCGGACGGAAACGGATATCGGTGCGACCGAAGGCGTGGGCAGGGCGGCCGTGAGCCAGCGGTGCGTGACGTTGAGGGAAACCTTCGGCCTTCCGGAAGTCCCCGGCATGAAGGGCGACCACGCGCGAGACACCTACCGCAGAATCCGGACGGGCAAGCGGAAGCAAAGGGAAGCGTGGGGGTGGGCCGGTCTGCTCCGGGGGGTGTACCATGGAGTTTGACGTCATGCCTCCCGATACCGCGCAAATCCTCGACGCGGTGCAAGCGGCCCTCGCCGCAGAGGATCAGGCTAAAGCATCCGTCCAAATGCTGCTCAGGTCCAAGGTCGAAGCGGGCCGCATGCTTGAGATCAAGCGGCGATCGCTGGAGCACGGGAGCTGGCTGCCCTGGCTTGCGGAACACCTCACCATCTCCGAGCGCACGGCCCGCAACTGGATCAAGCTGGCGCAATTCGCGGACCGGTACGGGGCGGCCGACATCGAGAACGCGCAGACCGTTCGGGCCGCTTACGTCCTCGCAGGCCTGCTGCCCGAGCCGGAACCGTCTGACGGGCAAGGGAAGCCGGCCATCGAGGGATGGGAGCTGCACCTGCATCGCGCCGAGAAGGCGCTGCTGCGCGTTTCCGTGGAGGCTTTGGACGATCCACAGCGTCAATCCCTGCTCGAACGGCTCCGCCCGTTCCTCGAACTGGCCGCCCGCCTGGCCTCCGGCACCCCCCGGTAAGGAATCTCTTTCCCGACCTCCCCTTCAAGCAGTCTAGGCGACTTCCAGACAATTCCTACGAGCCGTCCCAAAACGCTATTCCCATGAAACTCGCATGGGGTGGCGCGGGTAAAATCTGGACCTGAGGCGAGATCTGGCCGACCGTTCCCGGGAACCGGGAAGAGCCAACCCGTAAAAACTGGTCGCCATGAAAAATGCCTTCTCCGAACGCGGAAGCGTTGAAGCTTCCGGATGCGTTGTTGGTCCGCTATTACCGTGCCGGCGAAATCGACCGTGTCGCGGATGTGATCGCCTCGGGATCCAGATTAACCGTCGTCTTGGCGATGGATCGCGGCGAGAGCCGCCGCGATAGTTGGACGGATCTGGGCGGCGGCCTCGGTTACGTCCCCGACGCGCGGGACGATTGACCTCGCGGCCATTACCGGCATTCTGCGCCCCGTGTGACTTGGCAGAATGCGAAGAGTGAGGCGCAGGCGTGGGCCGAGATCGCCGGGTTTTCCGGGGATCTGAGCGGCAAGCTCTTGATGCTGCCCACGTTTCGCGACGACGAAGACTGTGCCTTTTTCTTGCCGGGGCGAGGGCTGAACTTTCATTCGATGGTGTTGAAAGCGGCCGGGCGAACCGCGCGGAAGGCGGGGGCCAAGGTGGTGCCGGTGATCGTCCAGCCCAAGGACTATCGGGCGTGGCTTCGCGTGGAAAAACGCGAGGACACCGCATCGGAGCGTGCCGCCTACCTCCGGACCATCACCCGGACTGTCTGAACGTCTGGACTTTGACACGCCGCGAGGCGTGTGAAGCTCACCCCGGACGACCTGCAGCGGCTTCGCACCAAGCAGGTCGCCAACGTCATCCGCAAGCTGAACGCCGGCAAGACCCTGACGGCGAGGGAAGAGGCCTTGCTCGCCCAGGAGCGGGCCGAGCCGACCGTTGCCGCCCCGCCGCCGGCGGCGGGCTTCGCCTCGACGTGGGAGGAGTTGGCGGAGGCCTGCCGGGTCGACCGCCGCACGCTCACGAACGTCCGCACCCGCTTCGCGAAAGACCCCGACCTCCCGCGCGACCGGGCCGATGGCCGCCGCGAGATCGCCGCGTGGATCGCGTTCCTCGACGCCAAGGGCATCCGCGGGCGAGGGGACAACAACCCCGAGATCGACTTCGCCTCCGAGCGCCAGCTCCGCCTTCGCCAGTGGCAGCTCAAGCTCGAGCGCGAAGAGTTCGAGCTCGCGAAAGCCCGCGACGAGATGCTGCCCGTCTCGCAGTTCGAGGCCGCCCTGGGGCAGATGCTCGCCGCCTTCCGCCAGTCGCTCGACGCCCTCGCTCACCGCATCGCCGGCAACATCGACGAGGCCGACGGCGACACCCTTCTCAAAGCCATCGCCGCCGCGAAACCGAAAGACCTGGCCGCGCTCAAGAAGCTCATCAAAGCCCGCAAGATCGCCTTCGCCGACTACCACGCTCGCGTCGCGCTCATCGACGCCGAGGTCGAGCTGGTGAAATCCACCCTCCGCCGCTGCGACTACCTCGCCGCCTCCGACGATGGCGACTGACGTGCGCCGCTATCCGCACGAGACCGGTTCCCCGGTCGTCGTGCCGTTCGGGTCGAAGTGCCGGGACATCTTCGCGCGCATCTTCGACGGCACGCTCCAGCCCCGGGCCCGGCGGCGCATCGTCGACTTCTACCGGGACGAAGTCTCGATCCCGATGATCGTCGGATCCCCGTACCCGGGGAAGATGAACCCCGACCTGATGCCCCAGTTCGGCACCTTGCTCGACCGGATTTACAGCCCGCGCGTCCGGTTCTTCGACCTGTGCAAAGGCGCTCGCATCGGCGGCACCCTCTACTTCGGCATCGGCCCCGTCCTCTTCAACATCGCCGAGCAAGGCATGCCCGCCCTTTGGATCGACCCGACGCGCAAGACCGCTACTCGCCTCTCGCGGCAGGAAATCGAGCCGTACATGCGCGAATGCTCCGCCGTCATGCGCCGTGCCATCTTGAGCCGCACCCACTGGACCGCGCTCGAGAAAATCTTCACCACCTGCACCTTCGGCATGGTTGGGGCGGGCAGCGTCGCCGACCTCGGCGGCCGGCAGGCCGGCCTCATCATCATCAACGAGCAGGACAAAATCCCGCCCAAGGGCAAAGCCGAAGCCCCGCCCAAGCAGCTCGCCATCGTCCGGGCCAAGCAATTCCGGAACACCTGCAAAATCTTCGGCAACTCCACCCCCACCCTCGAAAGCGGCCTCACCTGGGGCGACTTCCTCGCCGGGTCGCAGCTCTACTGCTACGTCCCGTGCCCCGAGTGCGGGAAAAAGCAGCGCCTCACCTTCTTCCCCGAAGAAGGCAACCCCGACCGCTGGATCCGCGCCGACGTCGCCCCCGAAGGCCCCGACCGCGAAGTCTTCGACGAGATCAAGCCCGCCCCCGACGGCCGTGGCTGGCTGCTCAAAGGAGTGCCGCCCACAGGCCGCTTCTGGTGGCCGCCGAACCTCAAGGACCGGCGAACAAAAGCCTGGGACGTCGACGCCGTCGAACGCGCCACCCTCTACGAATGCGCCTTCTGCGCCGCCCGATTCGACCAGCGCAAACTCAAAGCCATGCTGCGCCGGCACGAATGGCGAGCGCACAACCCGGCCGCCCCCGACGACCACGAAACCGCCCAGCACTGGGGCGCCTACTCCGTCTTCGAGACGTGGGGATACTTCGCCAAGAAGTGGCTCTTGTCGCAGGGAGCCGCCCACCGCCTCCACGACTTTTGGAACAGCGACCTCGGCCTCCCGTGGATCCCGATCGCCACGCGCGTCACCAAGAAAACCATCGAACTCATCCAAGCCCAGAGCCCGCCGTACGACCGGCAGAACCCGCAGGAAGCCGACGCCAAGCTGGTCCTGCCCATCCGCCCCGTCGTCATCACCATCCACGTCGACGTCCAGCAGACCGAATTCTGGTGGACCATGCGCGCGTGGGCGGCCGATGGCGCCCGCTACCTCCTCGCGTGGGGCTCTTGCGTCGGCTTCCCCGAACTCGTCGACCTGTCGAACCGCATCTGGCGGTACGACCACGGCCTTGAGGTGCCCGCTGCCGCCCGGTTCGAGGAGTTCAGCACCTTCCTCGGCATCATGGACACCGGGTACAAAGCCAAGCGCCCCGGCGGCGTCTACCGCTTCATCCACGAGCAGGGCGGCCGCTGGCAGGGGTCGAAGGGCGGCAGCTTTCAGGGCAAGGAAAAGCCCATCCACGAATCCCTCGTCGATTTCAACTACGACGGCCGCGTCGTCTCCATCCCCGTCATCCACTACAACGACTTCATCCTGAAAGAACACTTGTATCGCTTTGTGTTAAAAGAGCGAAAACCGCCCGGCTACTTCTTGCCGCGCCAGATCGACGACACCCTCGCCGACCAGCTCACCGCCGAACACCTGCGGAAGACCAAGCTCCCCGACGGTCGCACCGCCGACGAGTGGCATTGCGAGATCGACCCCCACCTCGGCGACTGCGAGAAAGAGGCCGAAGTCCTCGGCTTCATCCTCACCCCCGACGTCCTCGGCAAGATCCGGGAAAAGCAGGACGCCGCCCGCGCCCGGTTGCTCGAATGTTGACACCGTCGCCGGATCGTCTGGCGACAGCGCGGGCGGGCCTCCCTCGGGAGTCACCCGCCCGCAGCGCTTTTGACACCCTGCCTATCGCATGGACGAGTCAACTGGCCCCCTGCATCCGATCGCGGCCGCCGCGAAACGAATCGCGAACCGCTTCGCCCCAAAACACACCATCGTCCTCGGAGCGGAGCGCGTCTACGTCCGGGACCCGAACGGCACCCTGCGGCGGGCCAGCCCGAAAGGGATGAGCAAAGCGGACGCCCTCCGCTTCGCGCGCGACCTGCGCGACGGGCGCCGTTGACACTTCCCGGGAAACGATGACCGCCAACGACCTCGCAGCCTGGGCACACGGCGACGCCGCCCGCATCGCCCAGATCAAAGCCGAGCGCGACGCCCTCGTCGCCCGCATGCTCAACGGCGGAAAAGACGACCGCTCCGTCACCGCCGTCGGCGCCGGCGGAAAATCGTTCGGCTTCCAGATCAACATGCCCCCCGCCGAAAAGCTCGCCGTCCTCACCGGCGCCCTCGACCTCCTCGGCGAAGTCCCCGCCGCCGCGCGTCCCGTCACCATGACCCACGCCACCTTCGGCAACCTCGAGCGCTGATGAGCGTCATCGTCGACAGCGCCGGCCTGCCCGTCAGCTCCCAGAGCGGCTACGAAGGCGCGCAGCGCAGCGAGCAGCGCACCGCCTTCCTCGCCTTCCCGACCAACTCCCGCCGCGAGCTCAACACCTACACGCGGAAAGAACTCGCCCGGAAGCGTCGCGCCCTCGACGCCAACCTCGGCATCTTCGCCCGGATCTGCGGGAAGATCGGCCAGCACGCCGTCGGCAAAGGCATCTTCCCGCGGCCCCTCACGCGCGATCGCGAGTGGAACGAATTGAACCGCAAGCGGTTCGAAGCCCGCGCGGGCAACCCCCTTCTCTACTCCGTCGAAGAGACCTACGACATCTGGGAAGACCAGCGGTTCGCCGCCGAAACCATGGTCGGCGACGGCGAATACTTCATGGCCCTCGTCTCGAAAGACGGCCAGCGCCGCACCCAGCGCCTCGACATCTTCGAGATCGAATCCCCCGCCGACGCCCGCCCCGGCCGCCGTCTTCCCGGCGGCGGCCACTGGCAGGACGGCGTCATGACCGACGGCTACGACGCCCCCCGCGCCTACGGCGTGCGGGAACTCCCGCGCGAGCCCTGGGGTTGGCGGATGGGAGAAACCGTCCGGCCCGTCCCCGCCGCCGCCATGATCCACGTCTTCCGGCAGCGCCGCGCCCACGCCGTCCGCGACCTGACGTGGTTCTTCAGCGGCATCAACAACGGCATCGACGCCCTCGACACCCTCGCCCTCATCAAAGGCACCGCCAAGCTCCACTCCATGCTTGCCGTCGCCGTGCGGAAAAAGAAAGCCGAGGCCGGCAACACCGGCATCGCCGGCCAGCTCACCAAAATCCTCGGCGACGACGGCGCGATCACGCGCGTCGATGAAAACTTCTGGCGCGGGGCCGCCATCACCTACCTCGGCACCGACGAAGGCATCGACCTCATCAACTCCGACCGCCCCTCCGAGAACCTCCTCGCCTTCATCGAATTCCTCTACCGCGAGATCTCCATCGCCCTCGGCCTCCCGATCGAAGTCGTCTACAACATGGCCTCCCTCGGCGGCGCCACCGGCCGGGCCGCCCTCGAAGACGCCCAGTGGCTCTTCGACATGGTTCAGGACAAAATCGTCGAGCGCCATTCGCAGCGGTACTACGTCCACGACACCGCCGCCGCCATCCGCGCCGGCGACATCCGCGAATGCGCCGACCCCGAGTGGTGGGCCTGCGCGTGGCGGGGCCCCGCCAAGCTCACCGTCGACCTCGGCCGGAGCGCCGACGCCGCCGTGAAGCTCATGAAAAACGCCGCCCTCTCGCACGTCCGCTACTACGACGAGAGGGCGCAGGACGCCTACGCCGAGATGGAAGAGGAGATCGCCTTCCGCAAATGGCTCAAAGAGCGGTGCGAGACCGCCGGCGTCGACTACCGCGAACTCATCGAGCCCACCCCCGGCTCCGTCACCACCGTCAACATGCCCGAGCAACAACCCGCCACAGCCTGAGTCCAGACGTCCAGACGCGCCGCCCATGAAAGCCTACCCGCACCTCTTCGCCAAACTCTTCGCCGCCCCGCTCCTCATCGACGACGCCTACCGGATCGGCCTCGAAGCCGAGCTGCTCGCCCGCATGGGCGTCGAAACCCCGGCCCGCGCGTACGGCCAGCCCGAGCCGCGTCCGGACGAAGACACCATCGAATGGCGGAAAAAGATGGCCGCCACAAACCGCGCCTGGCGGATCGAGCAGATTTACGAAGTCGTCGGCGACACCGCCGTCGTCACCGTCGCCGGCGTCATCGACAAACACCTCTCCGACTTCGAGAAATCCTGCTTTGGCGGGTGCGACCTCGCCGACGTCGACCGCGCCCTCGCCCTCGCCGCCGCCGACCGCAAAGTCGAGCGGATCGTCCTCAACATGAACACCCCCGGCGGCAGCGTCACCGGCGTCCCCGAGACCGCCGCCCGCGTCGCCCGCCTTGCCGAGACCAAAGAAGTCCGCGCCTACTGCGACGCCCTGTGCGCCTCCGCCGGCTACTACATCGCCAGCCAAGCCGACCACATCGCCGCCGCCCCGAGCGCCGTCCTGGGCTCCATCGGCGTCTACTGCGCCGTCCTCGATCGCACGCGCGAACTCGAGATCAAAGGCATCAAGGTGCAGTTGATCAAAGCCGGGAAGTGGAAAGCCATGGGCGCCGCCTTCCAGCCGTTGACCGACGAAGAGCGGGCCATCCTGCAGGCCTCCGTCGACGAGATCTACCGCGACTTCACCGGCGCCGTCACCTCCCGCCGTCCCGGCGTCGGCTCCGACACCATGCAGGGGCAGACCTTCCGCGGCACCCGCGCCGCCGCCGCCGGCCTCTGCGACGAAATCACCTCCGCCTCCCTCGACGAATACGTCGCGGGCCTCCTGTGACCCCGTTCGAGCGAAATCGGCAACAGTTGCCGATTTGAACACAACTGTTTAACAGCCGCCCCCTTATCCCGGCCACCCCGCGTTCGAGAAACGGCCTACAGCGGCCCATTTTCGAACAGCCTCGCGGCATCCTCCGGGCGGGTCCCAATTGACACCCCGGATGGGTCGTACCCGCAAACTAGCGACCAAACACCATGCTCTTCTCGAAACAGATCGCCGACCTGAAAACCCAGATCGAAGCCCTCACCGCCGAGCGCGACGGCCTCATCGCCTCCGCCGGCACCCTCGCCGAGAAAGACGCCGAGATCGCGCGTCTCACCGCCGCCGACGCCGAGCACAAGGCCGCCCGCGCCCAGCTCGCCGCCGACCTCGGCGAAGCCAACCTCAAGCTCGAAAAGCTCGGCGCCGAGAAAGCCGCCCTCGAAAAGCAGCTCGCCGACGAGAAAGCCAACATCGAGCGCACCGTCGCCGAGCGCATCGCCGCCGCCGGCGTCCCCGCCATCAGCCGTGTTGACACCGGGGGCGATACAAAGCCCGACGCAACCGGCGCTGGCCGCACCGCGACCACCTGGGCGCGCGACTTCTCCAAGTAACCACCGACCACCACACACCGACCACCAGCCAGCCATGAACCCGAAACTGTTCTTCCTCAAAGCCCGCGCGATCCTCGTCCTCGCGCTCGCCCTCACCGTCGGCCTGTTGATCGGCGGCACCGACGGCGCCCTCGCCGGCGCCTTTGTCACCTTCGCCGTCGCCGCGGCCGGCGTCCCCATGTCGCCGCTCCTCTGCGTCGTCGAATTCCCGACCCTGCTCGACGTCGCCAAAACCGACAAAGGCAGCGCCTACGACGTCATCGACGAATCCATCCACTCGCACGCCGAGGTCAACCTATTCCCCGTCTCCACGCAGGCCGAGACCACCCTCGAAGTCACCGTGCAGAAAGGGTTGCCCGGCGGCAGCACCTTCCGGCGGCCGAACGAAGGCGTTCTCCCGTCCAAGACCAGCTTCGAGAACAAGCGGTTCGACATGTCCCTCGTCAACCGCCGCGTCGAAGTCGACCGCGACGGCGTCTACGCCCGGGCCAAAGACAAAGCCCGTTTGCTCGTCACGCAATCCGTCCCGCAGATGGAGAAAGCCCTCGCCGACATCGCCACGCAGATCTGGTACGGCCTCCTCTCCGACCCGAACAAAGGATTCCCGGGCCTCGTCGCCCAGATGGCCGACGACGCCTCGCACGTCGTCGACGTCACCGGCACCTCCGCGAAAAGCTCCGTCTTCTTCCTCGACCTCCGGCCGAGCTCGGTCGAACTCGTCTTCGGCGCCGAGCAGACGATCACCATGGGCGACGACTGGAAAGAAGAGACTGTCTTCCTCGGCGACGACAACAAGCGCATGACCGCTCTGGTCAACCAGATCGTCGGGTGGGTGGGCCTCCGGCTGCTGAACGTCAACCGCGCCGTCCGGATCAAGAACATCGGCACCGCCTCCAACAAAACCCTCACCGACACCCACATGCACGCCGCGCTCAACCTGTGCCAAGACGAGCTCGGCTTCACGCCCACCCACATCGTCGGCAACGGCCGCAGCTTCGAGCAGCTCCGCGTCTCGCGCGTCACGAGCCTCTTGCCGAACCCGCCCGCCGTCACCGAGTTCGCCGGCATCCCCATCGTCCGCTCGATCAACATCAGCAAAGCCGAAACCGTCTGATCCGCAGTAGCACCAGCCACCAACCCGCACACCGACCATGTCCGAAGACGCCCGCATCCACCGCTTCACGCGCGACTCCGCGCTGAGCGTCAACAAAGCCCTTCCCGCCGCGGGAGCCGCCAACGCCAGCGACGCCATCGACCTCGGCGCCGACAACCCCGGCCCCATCGTCGACGAATTCGACGTCTTGGTGGAATTGCCCGCGACGCCCAGCCTGGCCGACACCAAAACCGTCACCCTCACCCTCGAGGACAGCGCGGACGGCGCGACCTTCGCGGCGATCCCCGCCTTGGCGACCTTGGTTGTCACCGGCGCGGGCGGCGCGGGCGCTGCTGCCGCCACGCGGCGCGTCAAACTCCCGCCCGACGTCCGGCGCTACATCCGCCTCGGGCAAGCCGTCGCCTCCTCCGGCGGCGACAACACCGCCGTCGCCGCCACCCTCAGCCTCGTGTTCTGATCCGTGCCGAAGCCCGACGCCATATTCGACCTCGTCGGTGAGGGGGCCGCGCTCGACGCCGAGATCAAGGCCAAGGCCAAGCGCCTCGCCGAGATCAAAGCCGCGCTCGGCCTCCTCGCCCCCGGCGAATACGTCGGCCGCAACGACACCCGGGCGAAAGTCATCGCCCCCGCCGCATCGCTGAAGGTCGACGACGACCAGCTCGACTCCATCCGGGCCGTCGCCGGCGAAACCTTCGGCAAACTCTTCGAGCGCGTCACCTCCTTCCGGCCCGTCAAATCCTTCCGCGACGTCGCCGCCGCCCTCCTCCCCAAGCCCAAGGCCGCCAAGCTCGTCGCCTTGTGCGAAGTCCCGGCCGCCGTCCAAGTCCGCTTCTCCTGACGTGGGAGACTTCGAGGACGCCATCCGCCTCGGCTTCGAAGCCAGCCTCGACGAATTCGGCACCGAGATCCGTCACGCCGGCCTCGTCGCCCGGTGCGTCGCCTCCGAGATCACCGGGCGCGTCGCCCAGATCAGCCACGGCATGCTCCCCGAGTTCGCCACCTCCGTCCAGATGTTCGGAACCGATCTCGCCCGCCTCGGCATCGTCGACCGATCCATCGTCGAAATCTCCGGGCGCAGCCTTCGGGTCATCGCCATCCGCACCGACGACGCCGACCCCGTCGCCACCCTCGACGTCACCGCCGAGCGGTAGCCGCCCGTTGACTCGGCGGCACCCGGTAGCGTGAACATCGAGATCGACACCACCGGCTTCCGCTCGATGGCCGCCGACCTCGCCCGCTTCGCCGGGCACGGCGGCAACACCGATCTCGCCCTCTCCGGCCTCGCCCGCGCCGTCTTGCGCGGGGCCATGAACGCGAGCCCCTCCACCAAAGCCGGTTCCATCAAAGCCCGCTACGCCGCCCTCATGGCCGAAGCCGGTTCCGGCCGCTACCGCCTCTCGCGCAACGCCGGCAAAGCCGCCATGCAAGGCACCGCTCGCCAGCGGGCCAAAGCCGCCCCCGCCCTCGACGGCCGCGACTGGCTCATCGACACCCGCACCCGCAAGCGCTACCTCATGCGCGGCCCCTGGGGCACCCGGCCCGGCGGTCGCGGCCAAGGCCCGCTCATCTGGAGCGACCGGCGGTGGGCCATCTACATCGCCCTCCTCGCCGAGCGCGAGGGGCAGCTCCCCAAGCTCGAGGCCGACATGCGGGCCGCGCTCAACCGCCGCGGCCTGCAGAAAGCCACATGGCAGCAGATCGCCGCCGCCCTCGGCGTCGAGATCGGCGCCGCCGGCTACGTCGTCAAAGCCGCCGGCAACATCCCCCTCCTCGGCACCGGCCAGCGCGAAAAAGCCCCCGCGTCCACCGGCATCGTCCTGTCGAACGCCTCCCGCGTCGTCATCTCCCCGCGCAAACCCGGAGCCCTCGCCGGGGCCGCCCTCCTTCAGCGCGCCGTCGACAACCAGCGCAACCGCTTCGTCATCGAGATCGCCAAAGGCGTCTTCGACGACGTCAAAACCCGCGCCGAACGCTACCCCGGCGTCTTCGTCGCCGCCTGACCATTATGCAACCCGACCTCGAAACCCTCTTCGCCGTCGAAGACGCCCTCGAAAAAGCCTGGTGCGACATCCTCGCCGGCCACGGCATCGCCGCCGTCCACGAATTCAGCGACCGCCTCCTCGACACCCCCCGCGTCGAAGTCGCCGTCCGCCAGCTCGCCCCCACCGGCCACCGGGGCGAATACGCCCCCGGCCAATTCTGCTTCGACGCATGGCAGGGCCAGATGATCTCGCGCGTCGTCACCGTCCGCGGCCGCAACTCCGCCGCGCAAAACCCCATCCTCGGCCGCCTCCGGCTCGAGGCCCAATACTTCCGCGACCGTTTCGGCGTCGGCATCCTCCCGCACCATTGCCTCACCTCCATCGCCGAATCCGGCCTCGTCCGCTACATCGACGACGAAAACGGCTACGACATCTCCGAGCTATCCCACGCCGTCCACGTCAGCATTCGCCCCGGCGCGTGGCCCGCCCTGGGGTGAGGCGTTGACACCGGACTCCGGTTAGTATGGACCCAGCAGGAACCAAGAACGACGGCGGGGTAGTCTTCGGCTCCCAAGTCGTCACCATCAACTCCGTCGCCTACGTCGCCGAGAACATCGACTTCGACGACCCTTCGAAGAACATCGTCCGGACCAACGAGAACGGCGTCCCGGACGGCCAAGTCTTCATCGACGACGTCGCGAGCGGCTCCGCCACCTTGCAGCTCGCCAGCGCCTCCACCGTCGCGCCGCCGAAGTACGCCGAGTTTTCCATCACCCCTGTCGGCGGCGCCGCGGCCATCACCTTCATCGTCACCCAAGTCGGCCAGCGCTACCAGAGCGCCGGCGAAACCAAAATCCCGATCCAGTTCCGCAAGAAACTCGCCGCGGCCCCCGCGCCCTGATCCGCGCTCCTTCGGGCGCACGCACCCGATGAGCGCACCGCTCGACGAAATCCCCGGCCTTCAGACCGCCCTCGATCGCGAGCGCGACCTGCGCGACGCCGCCTTCCTCGACCTGCCCGCGCAGATCTGCGGCGTCCCCGTCCGCCGGCTCACCCTGCGCGATCTGCTCACCCTTTGCTCGATGGGCGTCCCCGCCATGCACGGGCGCATCGCCGACCCCGCCCAGGCCGCCCAGACCCTCTGGTTTCTCTCCGTCGACTTCGACCCCTCCGACCGCGCCGCGCGCGACGCCTTCATCGCCCGCGTCGCCGGCCTCCCTTACCTCGGGTTGCTCGTCGGCATCGACACCTACCTCGACGAAATGCTCTGCGACCTCCCGGCCGCCTCCGGATCCGGGGCCGCTCGCGTCCCGACCGTCTCCATGATCGCCTCCGTCATCGACGACATCGCCTCCGAATACGGCTGGGACGACGAAGACATTCTGGATAAACCGGTCCCCCGCCTCGCCCAATACCTGCGCTTGATCCAGCGTCGGCACAACCCCCGCGCCCCCCTCATCAACCGCTTCTCCGATCGCGTCCGCGGCGACTACCTCCGCGGCCTCGCCGCCGCGGAGCCCCAACCGGCGCCGCAGCCTCCGCCCGTAGCCGCACCGTGAGCGCCCTGACACAAACCCCCTTGCGTCTCGCCGCCTTTACACCGCAGCCACCGCCAGCCGCCGCACCGTGAGCGCCAACGCCGCCGCCCTCATCGCCAAGCTCGGCCTCGACTCCGGCGACTTCCAGAAAGGCCTCGCCCAAGCCGAACAGCGCGCCGCCGCCACCACCAAGCGCACCGCCGCGGCGAAGAAAGAAGCCACCGACCGCTGGCTTGAGAACGACAAGAAGGTCGAGCGCAGCGCCGCCGCCCTCGCCCAGACCATCCTTCGGGGAGGCAGCGCCGCCGAAGTCTTCGCCCAAGCCGCCGACTCCCTCGAAAACTCCCTGCAGAGCGCCCTGGGTGTCGGCGTCGCCGCCACCGTCGGCGTCGTCGTCATCCAGCGCCTCGCCGCCGCCAAAGAAGCCAGCGACGCCCTCCACAAATCCATCCGCGCCCTGCTCGACGGCTCGGTGAGCGCCGACTTCTCCACCCTCGACCAGATCGGCAAACGCCTCGACGACCTCCGCGCCAAAGCTGCCGAGCTCAACCAGTTCTCCGACGTCTCCTCCGGCAAAGGCATCTGGGGCACCCTCGGCGACTTCGGCAAACACATCATCGACTTCGCCTCCTCGTCCCACCTTCTCGGCGGCAGCGGCTACGACGCCGTCGAGACCCAGCGCCAGCGCGACCTCGAAGCCCTCCGCAAAGCCGAGGCCACCGCCCTCGACGCCGCCGCCACCAAACAGGAGCGGCTCGCCGCCATCCAAGAGATGCGGCTCAAAATCTCCGGCCGCGCCGCCGAGATGGAGAAAATCGGTGTCGAATACGCCGAGCGGCTCGGCCGCGTCCGCGACACCCTCAACGCCAAGGAATACGCCGCCGTCCGCCGGCAGCGCGACCTCGCCCTCGAAGAAGCCGCCGCCCGGTTCGACGCCGCCGATCGCGCCACCGCCCTCGAAGCCCGGCTCCTCGAGATCAAGCGCGAAGGCCGCGACGTCGAAGTCGAAACCGCCCGGGCCAAACTCGACGCCGCCCGCGCCGCCTATAACGCCCCGCAGACCGCCGAAGACCGGGCCAAAGCCGCCAACGCCCTCGCCGCCGCGCAGCAGGAATACAACCAAACCGTCAAAGTCTCCGCCGAGCGCCAGTTCCAGTACGAGCTCGAGAAAAAGATCGCCGGCATGATCGCCACCGCCGACGAAAAGCGGCGCGCCCAGCTCGAAGCCGAAAACGCTCGCCTCCGCGAGCGCCTCGCCACCGCCACCCCCGACGAAGCCCTCGGCCTCGACTCCGCCCTCGGCAAAAACCTCGAAGCCATCCGCGCCATCGACGACGCCCGCCGCATCCGCGAGCAAGAAGCCTTCGAGAAGTTCAAGCGCGACGAATTCGAAGTCTCCCAAGCCGCCTACGAAGAATCGCTCGACCAAACCCGCGTTGGCATCGCCCGCGAATTCATGACCATCGACGAGCGCCGCGCATCCCTCGCCGAAGAAATCGAAAAGCGCCGCGCCCGCATCGCCCAGCTCGAAAAAGACACCTCCGATTACGCCGCACAAGCCGCCGCCGCCGAGCGCGAAAAAGTCCAGCACCTCTCCGCGCAGACCCTTCAGCTCCAGAGCCAGCGGGCCGACATGAGCAAACTCTCCCTCGGCGAACTCTCCGCCTACGGCTCCGGCCGCACCCGCGCCGTAGCGGATCGCTACGAGCGCCTCATGGAGCAATCCCGCCGCGCCGCCGGCCGCGCCGGCCGCTACGGCCCCGACGGCGAACCCACCCCCGGCTCGCAAAAGAACCTCGATCGCGCCGCCAAACTCCGCGATCGCGCCGCCGAACTCGCCGCCTCCCTTCCCTCCCTCAAAGACGCCGACAAACAGCAGCTCGACGTCCGCACCATCTCCGCCGTCACCCTCGAAGTAAAAGCCTTCAACGTCGCCAACGAATGAGCACCGCCCCGGCCGGCACCTACTACGACGGCGACTTCAGCATCCCGTCCGCCTCCGGCCCGCGCCGCGTCGAGTACCCGTTCAAAGACCGCGGCGACGAGCGCTCCTTCGCCTACCGGCAGAAATACTGGGTCGCGCGCGACTCCTACTACGGCGTCACCCCGTCGCCCGTCCCGCCGCTCGACACCCCCGGCGAAGGCGACACCTACCTCGTCGGCGAAACCGACCCCGTCGACCTCGGCGGCGGCATCTGCGAATTCGAGCGCGAATACGCCGAAGTCCCCCGCACCCGGTACGAAGGCGAGCAATGGGTCTTCGGCGCGCAGTACGTCGCCGTCACCAAAGACGGCGCCACCCGCATGATCTCCCCTTGGGAGCGCTTCGCCCAGATCGAGGAAGGCTCCACCCTCGAACTCGTCGAAGTCAGCATGCCCACCCGATCGCGGCTCCGCTACGACTACTTCCTCTCCCGGCGCGACGGCCAAGACATCCCGCTTTTGTTCGCCCCCAAGTGGGTCGAGGTCAACGGCTCCATCTACTCCGCCGTCCAGAGCGGCCCCGGCGTCGGCGGCGTCTTCGGCGGCATCGAAAACTCCGAGATCGGGAAAATGATCGTCGAGTCCCCCGTCGATCCCGCCGTCCGGACGCTCCTCATCGAAGCCGGCCCCGGCTGGGTCATCGTCGAAGACTCCGTCATCTCCCGGTGGCGCGGCAACATCTGGGAGCGCGTCACCCGGTTCGCCGTCCCGCGCCGGTTGAACTTCGGGGCCGCCGTCTTCGCCGGATCCTCGGGCGAAGAAGGGGGAGGGGAATGAGCCTCCCCGAAATGCCCGAGAAAGGCGGCCGCCTCGTCCACCTGTGGCGGCACGTCGCCGCCATCATCCGCTACCTCCGCCGTTTCGAGAGCATCACCGTCAGCCCCGCCTCCGCCGGGTCCGTCCGCGTCTCCGAGAGCAACATCGTCATCGAGCTCACCGGCAAAGCCAAGGAGCGCCCCATGGAAACCATCGAAGTCGAGATCTGCGTCGGCGGCCAAACCGTCACGCGCCGGTTCTACGTCGAACCGCTGTGATCCATGGCCGCCCGCTTCGGAACGTGCAGCGGCGACTGCGTCGACACCCGCGCCGGGTTCGTGCCCGCCGAAATCTCCGACACCGCCCTCGCCGCCCTTGTCCTCGCCCCGTGTGGCCCTGCGGTCAGCCTCTCTTACACCGCCGCCACCGCCCCCACCTTTAGCGCCAACCTTTCCGCCTGGTCCTACGTCGCCATGCCCGGCGAAGAATGCATCGGTGTCGTCGAGCTCATCGACACCGCCGAATGGTCCTCCGGCACCGCCACCCCGAGCCTCGCCACGGCCGCCGGAACCATCGCCATCGGCACAGCCTGCCGCAGCGTCGCCGACCTCTCCACCGCCACCGTCGTCGGCGCGATCCCTATCGACGGCGAAGCCACCCACACCGTCGCAGGCCTCCAATGCGGCTGCCCGTCCGACCCCCAGACCTACGACTGCCCCGACCACCCTCAGAACTCCGCGTCGACCACCCCGATTTCCGGCAGCGCCTCCGTTGGCGCCATGTCGATCGAAATCGTCGAATGCGCCATCTTCCGCGACCGGTGCACCGCCCGCGCCGCCTTCTGCGCCGAGCACGAATACGACGGGGCGACCATCCCCGGCGCGAGCGTCGGAACGAATTTCGGTTGCGAGGCCGAGATCGCGGACAAAACCGAGCTCACCCGAGGCCGATTCTGGGCCTACATCCCGCCCGACGTCGGCCCGTGGCACGAATTCTACTACGGCGGCAACCCCAAGCCCGCCGTTCCGCCGGGCATGACCGAGATCGAAGAACAACCTCTTGCGGGAAGCGCCGCCCTCGGCTGCCCCCTCTGGGTCTGGGGCTGGTTCCTCGACAACGCACAAGTCCTCGAGCACGTCGGCGACCCCGACCGCGAGGAAGCCGGGTGCGCCGTCGTCGGCGGCGAAACATGCCCTCAACCCTCCGGCGGAGACGCCGCCTGCAACAGCCACGCCCAGCAAACCATCACCCCCGACGCCGCGCCCGACCCCGACGGCCATCAGGCATGGTCCTTCGAGGCAAACATGACATGGCAGCCCGTCCCCTGAGCCTCACCTACATCCGCCTCGGCTCCCTCTCGCCCCCCGCCGCTTTTCCCGCGCCCCATCCTCAGCCTGCCGCGCCGTCGCGCCCCCCGCCCGCCGAAATCGCTCGCCGCGCCGCCATCTGCCGCGGCTGCCCCCTCGTCATCGACGTCGGCGGCGACCTCCGGTGCGCGAGCGTCCGCTGCCCCTGCGGCGCAAAAAAATCCTACGCCATCCTTCCCCGGTGCCCCGAAGGCATGTGGTGAGGCGTTGACATTCGGCGCAGAGCGAGATGCCCGAGCCCACCCTCGACCTCCTCATCAACATCGCCGACCCCGGCAAGCGGGGCCTCCTCCTCGCCGCCGACAGCACCCGCACCGACACCGCCTCGCGGCAGCTCGTCCGGAACGACGGCGAGCAGCTCCGCGTCCGCCTCGTCAAACCGAGCGCCAGCCCCGGCCGCCTCTGGGACTACATCGACCCTGCCGATGCCACCGTCCGCGTCGCCATCGGTTCCCCCGACGGCATCCCCACCGCCGGCGCCTTCGCCCTCAGCTACGACGGGCACGGGACCGCCCTCGACCAGCTCCCGTTCGACGTCTCCGCCGCCGCGCTGCAGACCCCACTCAGCGCCGCCGTCACCGCCGCCGCCGACGGCGCGGTCGAAGTCGCCCGCCTCGCCCCCGGCGTCTATCAGGTCGAATTCCAGACGTCCGGACCCAAGACCCTCATCGCCGCCAACCCCGCAGGCCTCGCCCCCCAGAGCATCGTCGACGTCTCGCGCGTCCAAACCGGCGCGGATGGCGTCCGCGAAATCCAGATCGTCCGCCTCGTCCGCTACCCCTACGCCTACGCCGAACCCGCCACCCCCCTGCCTGCGGCCGCGGCCACCGTCACCGAGATCCAAGCCGGCGACGTCTCCCTCCCCTCCGTCCAGCGCGTCGCCCTCGACCCCGCCCCCTACGGCGGCACCTGGGGCGCCGTCGTGGGCGGCACCGCCTACACCTTCTCCGCCCGGGCCACCGCCGCCGACATCGCCGCCGCCCTCGGCGCCGGCTACAGCGTCACCGCCGTCGGCGAAACCTCCTGGGACATCGCGTGGGCCGATCCCGGCGCGCAAGACCCCATCACCGTCGACGTCGCGGGCCTCCTCGTCCCCCTCGGCGTGAGCGGCCCCATGGCGCTCTCCACCTACTCCATGTTTTGGGCCTTCGCCGCCACTGCGGGCCCCACGCTTTCCGCCACGCTCGAAGTCGAGGTCGAATTCACCGGCGAACCGCGCCGCACCGTCCTCCGCGTCCCCGTCACCGCCGTCCGCGACGTCATCGACCTCGCCAACCTCGTCCCCACGGCCCTTCCCTCCTACTACACCGCCGCCCAGACCGACGCCCTCCTCGACGGCAAAGCCGCCGCCGAACACACGCACGGCGTTGCCGACATCACCGACCTCCCCCCGATCGGCGGGAGCAACTCCGGCGACCTCGTCACCTACGCCCAGCTCGAATCGGCGCAGAACGACGCGACGGCGGCCATTGCCTACGCGAACACCGCCCAATCTACCGCCGATTCCGCTCTTTCGACTGCCAACAACGCATTGACCAACGCCAACGCTGCCCAATCCGACATCGACGGGCATATGTTCGGCGAGCAAGCCGGGACGCACATCGCGGCGGCGAGCGAGGCGGCGCGTGGTTCAATCGAGCTTGCGACGGCTGCCGAAGCGATTGCCGGCACCGACGCCGCCCGCGCCATAACCCCGGCGGGATTGGCGGCTACGATCTCCGACCCGATCCTCCGAAAGATGTCGTGGTCCACGAACGGCCTCAGCGGAACGGGCGTCGGTTTGGGCTACGACAACGGGCGGTTGCGCCTGATGGGAGCGATCTACATGTCCGCGGGGGTCGAGTACCGCTTCCCCGTGCCCGGCCTCTCGATTTCGTCTTCGAACTCGATCATCGGGATGCTGGAGTTGGTCGGGCGGGGCGACGGCGGGACAACGGCCGCTCCGTACATCATCACGACGCTTCGCGGAAACCAAAGCAACGCGAACATCATTGCCCCTGTCGGCGCGGCGGCATCCTCTGGGCCGTACTGGATACTGCTGTCGTCCGCCCACTCCTTCGCTTTGGGCGACACGATCACGGGCAATGTCACGAACGCGACCGCAAAGGTGTGGCGGGGGTCCGGTCTGCCGGGGTCGGTGTCCGATGTGTGGCTTTACGACGTGACCGGGATTTTCACGACCGCAGACACCAACGTATCGGTCAACGGGACGCCGACGGGCAAAAGCATTGCCGCCACCTTGTGGGGGAACACCCCATCCCAAGTGCTGTTTTTCTACGTCTCGCGTGACCCGACCACCGGGAGGATCACCCCCGCGCTGTTCCAGAAAAACGGTGTGAACCAATACGTGACGATCGAACTCGATGGAGCCTGGTAATGAAACGCATCCTTGAGACGGCCGAAGGCGACTGGATCGAAAGCGACCTCGGGCGCGAGGTCAGCGACGACGAGTTCGCCGCGCACAACGCCAAACGGGCAGCCTACACCGCCGCCGGAGCCATCTACGCGAACCTGCCCGCGTGGCAGCGCCTCTACCTCGAACCCATGCGGGCCGGCATCGCGGCCGCCCTCCAAGCGGGCGACTTCGCCACCGCCCACGGCATCATAGCCGACACCCCCGCGGCCGCCTATCCCGGCATACCCCCGGTCGATTTCGAAGCCATCCGTGCGCAATTCCTCGCATTATTCGCATGATCTCCGGAGCCACCAACTTCATCGCCGCCGCCGGAGCCATCTCCGGTTGCAGCACCTTAGCCACCGCCACCATCGACGGCGAAACCACCATGACGCTCTCCCTCGTCGTCACCGGTTGCACCATGCTCGTTGTCGGCGCCATGTGGGTCGCCGGGCAGAACGCCAAAGCCAAGAGCGACGCCGCCCGCTGGCGGAAGCAGCAGCAGTTCAACAAAGCGTTCCTGCGATGCCTGCTCCAGCTCCGGGCCGACCTCGCCGCCGGCCGCACCTCGGGCACACCCGCCGCCGCCCCCGCCGCAGCCTCCGCCCCCGAATCCGCCGACGAACTCATGGACCTTCTGGCCGAAGACCCGGAGGAAGCGTGACCCTCGCATGACCCTCTTCCGCCGCCGCCTCCTCGCCATCGCCCTCGTCGCCCTCTACGTCGCGTGGGCCTGCGTCCTCACCGGTTGCGCCGGCGGCAAGCGTTCCCGTTCTGCCTCGGCCCCCGTTCCCTCCGCCGCCTTCGTCCGCGGCACCGTCGCCACCGCCGCCGTCTCCGTCCGCGCCGCCACCCGCGCCGCCGGAGCCGCGCGCGAATCCATCCGCAGGGCCGAAGCCGCCGCCGCCACCATCGTACCCGCGCCCGAGCACGCGCCCGCCCTCGACACCGTCCGCCTCTCCCTCGCCGCCGCCCGCGAACAGGTCGACGACCTCACCTCCAAACTCCTCACCGCCGAAACCGACCTCGCCCGGGCCGAGGCCCGCGCCGCCGATCTCGACCGCCAGATCGCCGTCCAGACGTCTGCACTCGAGGCCGCCACCCGCGAGCGCGACGACTTTCGGATCGAAGTGGACCAGCTCCGGGCCGAGATCGCCGACGTCGTGCGCCAGCGCAACACCCTCATCCTCGTCACCACCATCGCCATACTCGTCGCCGGCGGCCTCTTGCTCTTCATCTTCCGCCGCCCCATCGGCCTCCTCCTCGGATTTCTCGTGCCATGATCCCGCGCTACCGCCTTTCCGCCGCCCTTCGCCGCATCGCCCGCCACCTCGGCTTCTGGCGCGAAATCTACATCTTCCCCCTCCTCGGGGCCGGCCTCATCTTCGGCGTCGTCCAGCTCCTCCCGCTCCTCACCGGCCGCGCCGTCATCGACGACCCCGGCGCCATCGCCGGCTGGGCCTACAACTTTGGCGGCGCCCTGCTCGTCATCGCCCTCGCCGGCATCGCCCAGACCCACCTCATCGGCTACCGGGGCGACTACGGCGACGACAACCTCTCCGGCGTCTACTCCCCCAAACCCCGCCTCGCGGACGACATCTTCGACGCATGCACCACCGCATTCTTGCTCCTGCTCTTCTCCTGGCTCTTGTTCTGCCGCTGACGTCCCGCGCCGCCGTCGCCCTCCCGCCGCCGCCCCCGCCCGACGCCCAGGGCTTCCAGCTCATCCTCGACCACGAAGTCGGGGGAGGGGAACGCTACTACCGTTCGCACCTCGCGCGCCCCACCTGGCCCGGAGCCGCCTCCGGAGTCACCGTCGGCATCGGCTACGATCTCGGCTACAACTCCCCGCCCGTCATCCTGTCCGACTGGGCCGCCGTCCCGCCGGCCCCGCGCCTCGCCGCTGTCTCCGGCATCCGCGGCCGCCCCGCCGCCGCCGAAGCCGCCCGCCTGCGCGACATCCTCATTCCCTGGGCTGCGGCCGAAGACGTCTTCGCCCGAGTCACCCTCGCGCGGTACTACGGCCTCGCCTGCCGCACCTACCCCGGCCTCGACCGGCTCGCCCCGCCCGCGCAATGGGCCTTGGTTTCCCTCGTCTTCAACCGCGGCTCATCCCTCGCCGGCCCGCGCCGAGCCGAAATGCGCCGGATCCGCGCCCTCGTCCCCCGGGCCGACTACCGCGCGATCGCCGCCGAGATCCGCGCCATGAAACGCCACTGGCGCGGCCAAGGCGTCGACGGCCTCATCGCCCGCCGCGAAGCCGAGGCGCAGCTCGTAGAAGCCTGCGACTGATCGCTATTCCGTGATTGGCGCTTTCGCCGCCCCTTGCTTCACCACAGCGATAGCGTCGAGAGCGGACTGCTTGGACTTGTATCCCTCGCTCGTGGCCATCCGTTCGTGGTTGCCGCCGCGAATCGACCAGTACCACTGGCCGTTAGAACCTTGAAACACTTTGAAGTACATCGTGAGCTAACCGATTGATGATTCGCCGCCCTCACTTCGGCCGAGGGTCGACGTTGGCGACAGCCAGCGAAGCGGCAGTTGTGTGGCGACAGACCACGCGAGCGTGCCAACACCCTACGACAAGTCAAGTCCGTTGCCGTTGCCGCCGCGCCTTGTTCGTCGGCAGCAGCGGGGCGGCCAGCTTCTCGTACATCGCAAAAAGGTGCTCCACCCGCTCTCGGTCAGAGTTGAACGCCTTCGGCCGGTAGCAGCGGTCCACCGCGCGATCGAGCGCAGCGTGCGCCTTTACTAGCGGGGCGGGCATGGTCAGCGGGTCGTACAGGTCCGCGAGGGTTGAAGCGGGAAATTGAGCCCGGGCATCAAGCACCGCCTGAGCGCATGCCTCGACGGAGGCGCGATCTTTCTCGGAAACTTCTGCGGGCCAAGGGAAGTTGTTGTAAACGAGCTTCACAGAGTATTGGTAGTCGCTCTTGAGGCGGCCCGTTACGGCGTTGGTCCATGCCATGTGCATCGCGGAAGTGAGAACGCCAAAGTGGAATATCGTGGCGTCCCTCATGATCCGCAGTTTGTTGCTGCACAGCACCTCAGGACCGAGAAAGCCCAACGGAATGTATCGGCGGCGTTCTGAACTGACTTCTGGGATCACTAAGTATTGGCCGCTCGGGATGTTTTCAGTCTGGAATCGCGTCGGTGTCTCGGCGAGCTTGATCGTCTGCTTGCGTTTGCTGGCAAGCCTGTAAGCACGGACAGCTTCGACCCGCTTGAGGCATTGTGGGAGTCGCCGGAGTTGTTCCGGGCGAGTCAAACCGAGCCACAGATACCAGCGTTCGATGCCGTTGATGAACTCGTCTGCACCGAGCCAAAGCATGAAAAAGGGTTTGGCTGCTGGTTCCGATGCCAGAAATGCCATTTTCTCATCTGGCGTGAAAAGGTAGTGGCCGCCGTCGATGGGTTGGTTGCCCATCGCCAACTCGGGCACACTACAGATCGGCGTCGATCGGTTGGTGATGGCTTTGTCGGGGCCTTCGCTCAGGTAAGGCGAGATGTTGGAGACCTCCACCACCGTCGGTTCGGAGCCCGCAGCGGCGTAGTCGTAGATGACCTTTCCGGGGTGATCGAACGCCGCGAACCCGATGATTACGACGTGGACGTGCGCTCGCCCACGCGCTTCGCTCATCCACGGGAAGGTCCGGTGCCCGAAGTGAATTTTGATCCCGTGTCTCTGGAAAAGGTAATTCCAAATCACCCCCGCCTGCTCGCCCTGGGTGATGCTGTTGGTCGAGACGAAGGCGCACCGGATGCGCGTTCCCCGGGTGTACTCGGCCGCTTTGAGGTACCACCCGCAGACGTAATCGAGCAGGCCCGCGTTCTCGACGCCTGCGGCCACCGCCGCCATATCATCCCGTTGAGGTTGCGTTTGGTACTTCCCCCCCACGAACGGCGGGTTTCCGAAAACCAGCACGTCATCCGTCGGCCGCAAAAACTCCTGCCAATCGACCCTCAGCGCGTTCCCGATCCGGATCGTCGGCGCGGCCTTGAGCGGTAGGCGGCGGCAAGTCGTTCCGAGCGCCTCCGCGAGCTCCACGTTGCACTGGTGGTCCGTTAGCCAAAGCCCCACCTCCGCGATGCGCGCCGGCCATTCCCCGATCTCGATCCCGTAGAATTGGTCCACGTCCACGAGCGCCATGTTTCGGACGTCGTACATATCCGCGATTCCTGTCCCGTGGATGGCGACCAGCACCTCGTTTTCGAGGCGGCGCAGCTCCCGGTAGGCGAGGATCAAGAAATTGCCGCACCCGCACGCGGGGTCGAAGAACTTCATCGAGCGGAGTTTTGCCTGAAACGCCCTCAGCCGTTTGGTCCGGTTCGTCGAGCGGTCGGCGAGCGCGGCGTCCAGCTCTGCGCGCAGCTCGTCGAGAAAGAGCGACCGCAGCACCTTCATGATGTCTCGCTCGCTCGTGTAGTGCGCCCCGATCTGCCGCCGCTGCCGGTCGTCCATCACCCCCTGGAACAAGCTGCCGAAAACCGCCGGGCTGATCTTCGCCCAGTGGAACTGAGTGCACGCGACCAGAGCATTCCGCAGCCCCTTGTCGAACTGGCACACCCGCAGGTTCTCTGCGAAAAGACCCCCGTTCACCCACGGGAACGCCGCGAGATCCTCGTCGAGATTCCGCTGCCGTCGTTCCGGGTCCGTGTTCAGCACGTCCCAGAGCTGGGCCAGTCGCAGCCCGGTATCCGCCCCGTCCGCCCGCGACAGCGCGATCAGGTTCGTGAAACACCCCGGCTCGAAAATCCCCGTGTCCTCCGCGAAAAAGCAGAACAGCAGGCGGACCAGATACCGTTCGAGATCGTGCCCGTCGTACCCCGTCGTCTGAATCGCGTCGTGGAGATCCGCGAGGAGCTGCGTCGCCTTCAGGTTCGCCGGATCCTCCGGATCGAGCCGCACCGGCTTCTCCCCCTTGATGAATGCGAACTCGCGGGCGTGGCGGTGCAGTTCCCGCAGCTCGAACTCGACCAACCGGTACGGCCGTCCCGTATCGAACAGCGGCAAATCGCGCTGATCGTCCGGCTCCAGATCGTAGAGCGCGAACCGGGCGAAATCGCAAACGATCACCCACCTTGGGAGCTGGTCGTGAGACCCGGATCGAGCCAAATCCTCGAGGTATCGGAACGCCTGCGACTCCGCCTTCGCCAGCGACGCCCCCGCGCTCTTGTGTTCCACGAGCAGCACCCCGGGCCAGAAAAGGTCGAGGAACCCGTAGGACCCCTTCGCCGTAGCGACCGCGTGCTCGAAAACCGCCACGCTTCGGCGTGGCACCCCGAACACATCGAAGAAATCGTTCCAGAACGACTGTTTATCCCGTTCCTCGTCCGTGGCCTCCGCCCAATCTCTGGAGAAGCGGATCGCCCGACTGCGGACCTCGTTCCAAGTCAGGAGGGTAGGCATGGCAATGCCTTATAGTGTCCCCGCAATGCCAACGCCACCGTTTAGGGCGTCATAAGACTCCCTCCGCGAACTGTGCCATTTCTGTGCCACCGCCCCCTCCGCCCACCTCCCAACAGAGTAAAAGACGCGGGTTCAAGTCCCGCCCCGAGCACCATTCAATTTCCGCCAAACGGGGGAGATACAGAGACGCAAGCCGGGTTCCGGCGACGGCGCGGGGTGGTTTGTCCGGCGGGAGGGCGTTCAGCGGCGCGCGAACTGTGCCGTTTTGTTACCAGAATCCGCCCGCGATCGGGGGCGGATCACCCGCCAAATCGAATCCCGAGCGGGAGTTGCAGGACGTTGGCGGCGAGATCGGGCGGGGTGATCGAAAAGTAATCGTGCGCTTCGGCCTCGGGCTTGGGGTCGTTGTAGTGTTCGCGGACCTTCGCTTCGCTGTTCCCCATTTCCATCGCTACCTGGGCGAAGCTTTTCACTACGGCGAGGCGGTGCGAGCCGTAGGAGTGACGCAGGGCGTTGTTTCGCCATTGGATGCCGGTGGCCTCGCAGACGGCTCCGATTGCCCGCAGGTGGCGGTACTCGAGCTTTTTCCAGCTCTCGTGAGGGTAAAGCGGCCCGGTGGCGTCGCGCCAAGGCGCAAGCCACCGGGCTAGGTTCTCGGGGAGAGGAACCAGCCGGGAGATGCGGACTTTCCGCGCCACTTTCCGGGGCACGGCGATGCATGATTGGCCCCACTTCACGGAGGACCATTGCAGTCGGAATATCTCGCTGGTCCGCAAACCAGCGAACGCTGCGATGGCCATCCACGGGATCCACTCCCGCTCGATGTGTTCGAGGAGGGCGCGGATCTCGGTCGGGGTGTAAGTGGTGACTTCGGTTCCGGGTTTGAGCCGGACGACGGCCTCGGCGACCGTGCGGCGGTTCTCAGCCAAGAACTTCTTTTCGCGGGCGTAGCGGAAGAGGCGGACGATGCCGTCGCGGATGTTGTCGCGCCGGCGCGGGCCGACGGGCAGCGATCGGAGATGCGCCCGGATGTCTTCGTCGGTGGCAGCGGTGAGGTCCGGGCATTGGGCGGCGAATTTCGCGAGGTCGCGCCTCAGGTCGCGAAGGTACTTTTCGCTGCGGCCGCATTCGGTGAGGTCGGCGATCATGCGGGCCAAGAGTTCGCCGGTGGGCGGGATCTGCTCCACGCCGGGATGGTGGCCGGCGTAGAACCGCGCGAGGGTGACGAGCGGGACGCCTGGGGTGATCTTTGCCGCCTCGGCGGCATCGCGGCACATGGCGTCGACCGCGATTCCGATCGGGCGGAGGTGGTGGCGCGCTGCGATGTAGATCCGCCGATCTTCGGCGGTGAGGTCGAGGGCGGCGGTCTCGGCGTTTGCGAGCGAGATGGCGACGGTCTCGGCGGCGGCGCGCAGTTTCGCGAGGGTGGTTTTGCGGACGACCTTGCGCTTGGAGCCGTCGTGGTAGTCGAACGCGACGCGGCCGTCGGCGAATTTCCAGACGCGGAACTCGATGGAGCCGATCCGGATGCGGCTTTCGTTGGTGCGGATCCGCGGGGCCTTCACGGCTTGGCCCACCGGGCGATTTCCGTGTTGGTGCGGCTGTCGACGACGTGGAGGGAGACGACGTCGCCGGCGGCGGAGTAGATTTGCATGGTGGCGTCGATCGGGTTGTCGAAGGTCGGCGAGACGCGCTCGGTGATGTGTTTGGCCTGTACCGATCGCGGCCCGAACTTGACCCCGCAGATCATTTTGAGGTTGGGGGCGAGTTCCTTGGCGGCGTCGCGCGGCAGTTTGATCCGCATCGTGAGGCCGCGCCGCTTCTTCGCTTGGTCTGGCTCGATCGGGGGCCGCGCGAGCTGGCCGACGGTGGTGGAGACACACGCGATGCTGTAGTCCCGCGACTCGAATTCGCGGACAGTGACCGAGGCGCCGTAACCGTTCTGGGCTTTGCGGGTGCCGTTGTCGTCGATGCTGGTGCTCAGCCGGAGCTGGGGCATCCGCATGAGGTCGGACTTCTCGCCGCGGCGGTCGTCGTCGTAGTCGCCAGCCTGGACAGTGAGCGTCTCCGTTGGGATGTCGTAGGCGTAGGCGGCCTTTTCGGAGATGGCGAAGTAGCGCACGCCGAAGAGTTCCGCCGGAGGCTTCGTCCGCGCCTTGTATTCGGCCTCGGTTTCGAACTGGTCGCGGGCCGGCGGGTTGGCGGCCGCGATGAGTTTCGCGAAGTGCGCGGGTGTTTCGTCGACGCTGTGCGGGAACGGCGCGTTTGGGTAGGCGAGGTTCTGGCCGCAAGCGGGGCCGATGAAGACGAGGGCGCAGAGGGTGGCGACGGCGACGGCTCGCATGGGCTACCTTTCAGCGCTGTGGGAAGAAGTGTGAGAGTAGGCGCGAGACGGACTCCCAGACTGAGGGGACGGTTTGATCCGGCTCCCGCGTGCTGGCGTTGAGGAGGAAGGCCGGGCGCTGCGGCGCGTGGCGTCGCCCGCTGCATCGCTGGCAGAAGCGGTGGCGCTGCCCGGTGTCTGGGGGGGCTGCGGCTTTTTTGATTTCGGGATGATCGAGAGAGGCAACCGGATTTCGCCGGTGGCTTCGACTTCCTCGATGAATGCTTGGATGCAGGCGCGGGCGACGGTGGCTGCGTCGAGACCGGTCTTTTCGCAAGCGCGTTCGAGTGGTTCGCGGAGATCGGGGGAGAGGCGAACGTTGAGTTGAGGGCGGGGCTTTTTCATCGGTGTCTGGTCCCGCGCAAACGTTCCGCCAAAAAAAAGTGACTGGCAATGCCTTTTTTAGTTTGACGACGCTAGACCGTGTCTTAAAACGTCTACCACATGAGCGGGAGGACGAAACCGAAGCGGATCCGGCAGATCGCCGCGACCATCCAACTACCTAAAGACCTCGCGGAGCCGCTGGAGCGGTTCGCCGAGCAAACCGGCATGAAGAAGACGGCCATCGCGCAAGCGGCGCTCCGGAGCACGCTGCCCGGCTTGCTGGCGGGCGAACTCGCGGTGGTGAACGGCGAGATCCGGCCGACCCCCCGCGCAGCCTGAACCGATACCCGACCATGAGCATGACGACCACGAACGGAGCCGCGACCGACTACTTCGCGGTGTATAAGCCCGCCTCGAATGGCGGGCTTTCGCATGTCTGCAACGCCCAGGCCCGCGACGAGGCGCACGCGCTGAGGATCGCACGAGCCCACGGGATGCGCCTCCCGCGCGGCTCGACGGCGACGCGGATCGGCCTCCGCGGTTACGCGCGGATGGTGGCGGCGACGGTCCCGCCCCCGGCGGCGGTCCGGACGTCCGGACAACTCGAGGCGGCCGCGTGAGATGAAGGCCGTCGCTGACGCCAGACACAGCCGCGGAGCGGTGCCGCTCCCGCGCGCAAACGAGATCTCCGGTGCGCCAGTGAGCGCGCCGGTTGGGAGGGGAAGCCGCCGCGCCTCGGGGGGGGCGCGGCGGCACTCCTGGAAGCGGGTCGTCGAGTGGAACGAGATGGGGGACGAACTCCGCGCCCAAGCACTAGCGAAACTCCGCAGGCTCGCGGCGGCGAAGGAGCGATACGATGGAACCGTCCTGCCGAGCGGTTGGGCCGAACTGATCGCGCCGCTGCTCCGCTACACGCTGTCGAACCGAGGCAAGTCGGTGTGGGATTGCAACGTAAAGCCCGAGGATGCCGCGTCGGGGCGGTCGATTTTCACGCTCAAGGTGCCGCCGCCGTGGTTCCGCGAGTTCCAACCCGAGCGGCCATGAAAGTCGAGATCGACGAGGAGCTGGTCGTTCGCGGGGTGGCGCTCGCCGCCGAACGCTTGCTGTTGGGCGAGGCGTTGGTGGAGCGGGTGGCGGATGCCATTTGCCAGCGGTTCGAGCTTGTCGACGCGGCGGCGGCGGCGGCGCTGCTGGATGTGACGCCGAAGACGCTCGCGGAGCGGCACGCCGATTGGGGCCTCGACAAGTCGCTGGCTTTCGGCGCGACAAACCCCCGCTACTTCGTGTCGCAGGTGCTCGCGCGGGCCCGCGAGAAGGTTCTCAAGGGGCGGTCGCCGGCGGTGCCGGGCGAGATCCGGCTGAGCGGGAGGGCGGCGGCGTGATCCGGCGCGACGAGGTGATCCGGGCGGTGCGGGCGCTTTCGGGCCGCGAGCTGCGGCTCGAAAAGTGGACGGGCGCGACCGGCTCGACGCGTTGGGTTGTGGAGGAGCAGTTCGAGGCGGTGGGGATGACGGTGCGCCGCTGGTGCGAGAACGAGGCGGCGGCGAGCGCGGTGTTCGAGCGGCGGGCGCGGGAGATCGGGGTTCTGGTTTCGCGGGGGATGGCGGCGTGAGCAAGGCAGAGCGCATCGACCTCGGGCTTGCGTTGATGCAGCGCCACGCGGCGCCGGGGGTGCGCTATTCGCACGCGGAGATCGCGGCGTGGTGCGGCTGCCACCGGAGCGCGATCGAGCAGATCGAGCGGAAGGCGCTGCGGAAGGTGAGGCACCGCTTGAGGGCGGTGATCCGGGAGGAGCCGACGTGCGCGCGTTGACTCGGATCGAGAAGTGGCTGTGCAACGCCGGGTTTCACGCTTGGCGGTACGCGCTGGCGTTCGGGCGGTGCCACCGCCACTGCCGCCGGTGCCCGGCGCATCAGGTTTTCAGCAAGGAATCGAACCAGTGGGAGACGAAACAATGAATGCGAGCAGGATCGTGCCGGGGGCGCGGATCGCCCCCGAGGATTTCAACAAGCGGCTGCGCTTCGTGGCGCACCGCAAAGAGGGAGGGGCGGCGGAGCTGATGTTTTTCCGCGGCCCATCGGATGCCGGGCAATCGGTGTCGCTCTCGCCCGTCGAGGCGGCGGCGCTCCGCGACGCGCTCGAAACGACGGGCTTCTCGGTGCATCTGCGCGAGGAGGCGACGCCCGACCCGCAGCTCGCTTTCGCGGGGGAGGGGTGGCGATGAGCAAGCCCGCGAGCACGTTGGAGATCGTCTTCCAGCCCGACGTCCGGACGGTGCAAGTGTACCTGCCGTTTTTGGGGCCGTCGTGGGTGCGGGTCCGGAACGGCCGGGCGACAAATTTAATTTCGGGGGGGAACTGACCATGAACCTGCTGTTGGACCCGGAACTGGCGATGACGGCGGCGCGGTCGCGCGAGGCCCGCGAGGAGCGGGATGCTCGCGCGGGGAGCGCGGAGGAACGGTGGATCGACCTTTGCCTGACGTCGACCGATCACGCTGCGATTGAGTCGGCGCGGCTCGAGGCAATGGAGGAGATCCGGAGGAGGCGCGCGGCGGAGCCGTTCGTCCCGCCGCCCCCGCCGCCGCCGCGTCGGAGCGCCGCGGAGGTCGCGGCCGAGATCGAGGCTCTCCGTGCGGTGCGGCCCTGGGGGCGGCACGCCGCGCTCGCTCGCTCGATGATCGAAGCGATGATCGCGGAGTTGGAGGGGCGGTGGCGCGACCGGGGAGGCGATGGGCCGGAACAGGACATGGTGGCTCTGGTGCGCGACTGGATGAGCGGACGCTCCGACGAGCGGCCGTCGGCGGGTTGGGGCGACGATGAGTAGCGCCCCGGAAGACCTAGCGGCGCTGGTGCCCCGCTGCCGCCAGCTCGTCGCGGTGGAACTCGACCTGACGAAGCGCGAGCGGGCGGTGTTGAACGTGGTGCTCGATTGGTCGTTCGCGCGGGGCCGGGAGTGGGCGGTGTTCGGGACGCTCGCGGATCTGGCGACGCTCGCGGGCGTCCACCGGCCGGACGCGAGCAACGCGCTGGTGGCCCTGCAGCGGAAAGGCGTGGCACATGTGAAGCGGGGCGGCGGCGAGACGTGGGTGCGGTTTTTGCCGTCGGGGGCGCTGGTTGCCCCGGAGACGGTGCTCGACCGGGCGGAGGCCGCGGCCGCTGCGGCGAGGATGGAGCGGCTGAACTCGATGCCGCCGGGGTTCGACCCGGACGGGCAGCGTGTGATGGAGGCGATCTTGCGGCCGACGGGAGCGGAGGCCGCGCAGGACGATATCGCCCGGATGAGCCGGGAAATGCTTTGTGAGTCCCCGCATGACCGGGGCGAATCCCCGCACGACCGGGGAAGTGATGCCGCCGCTGGACCGGCGATGGCCCCGCACGACCGGGGCGAGAGATGGGAGGGGCCGCACGACCGGCCGGAGGAGGAGGACGAAGAGGAGTGTAGCGAATCGCTACACGGCTGTAGCGATTCGCTACGGCTCAACGAGCTGATTGCCCGTTCACTGGGGGTGGAGTGTAGCGATTCGCTACGCTCGGTGGCGGGCGCTCCCATACACGTCGCGCGAGCACCCGCGCGCGAACATGTTCATGTTCTAAAACCCCCTCCTGCGGAGGGCATGTCTCATGATCATGCGCCGTGTGCGGCGGGAGGAGGAGCATGGATGCCGATGCGGGAACTCGAGGCGCGGCTGGACGACGAGCGGCGGTTCGCGCTCGACCAGATCGCCGAGTGGACCGGCCCGGATGCGCCCCGGTTCCGGAAGACGTGGGTGCTGCGGGCCTTGGACAACTGGCCCGCCGTCCGCGCCGCCGTGGGCGAGGCGAAACATAAGCGCCTGACGGGGTTCCGCCCCCGGCTCGGCTGGGGGCCGTTCCTCAACGACCTGTTCCACCGGACGCGGATCGCGCTCCGCGACGCGAGCCGGACGGTGCGCGGATGGATGCTTTGACCTGAGACACGAACATGAAACACGCCAGACAACCGAAGAGGGGCGCGGCTCAAGCCGCGCCGGAACCGAACGAAGCACCCGTCGCCGAGGCCTCCGGCCCGGCGATCTTCCAGATGATCCCGCTCGACCGGATCCAGCGGTCGCCGCTGAACCGGGACACGTTCGACGACGAGAAGTTCCGCGAGCTGGTGGCGAGCGTCCGCCAGCTCGGGGTGTTGCAGCCGATCATGGTCCGCCCGCTGCATCGCGGGCCCGGGCTGGAGGCGCTGCCGCCGTGGGAGATCGTGATGGGCGAGCGCCGCTGGCGCGCCGCCGGGGAAGTGGGCCTCGCCGAGATCCCCGCGACGGTGCGGGATCTGGACGACCGGGCGGCCGAGCAGCTCCGGTTGACGGAGAACTTGCAGCGCGAGGACCTGCGGCCGCTCGACGAGGCGCGGGGGTTCCGCCGGCTGCTGGACATGGGGTGGGCGGTCGATGATCTCGTGGAGAAACTGAACCGGAGCCGGTCGGCGATTTACGCGCGGCTGAAGCTGCTCGATCTGGCGCCGTCGGTGCAGCGGCACGTCGAGACCGGCAAGATGCCGGCGAGCCACGCGGAAGCGATCGCGGCCCTGCCCGACCGCGACGCCCAGGAGCGGGTTGCGTTGGCGGTGATGGACCCCGAGGACTGGGATCGGGACGAGGAAACCGGAATCCTGCCGTTCCGCGAGGTGAAGGAGCTGGTCGGCACCGAGGCGAGGAAAGCCCATAACGCGATCGCGTACGCGTCGAAGCGGGCGGAGTTCGAGGCGAGCGGGTGGCGCGTTCTCACGGACGAGGAGTGCGCGAAGGTCTGGCCGTACGATTCGGACTATCCCGGAGGGCAGAAGTACGAGCGCCTTTCCGATACCTGCTACGACGTTTCGCCGGTTCGGCCGTGGTCCAAGCTCCTCAAGAAATCGCAGCTTCCGGCCCCGGTCCTGGGGCGCACGTCGCTGATGGCACCGGTCGAGGTTTACGTCCGCGCCGAGCTGGTCGAGGCGGCGAAGGCGGCCGGGGCAAAGTTCCGGGTGGACCGGCCGGGCAACGACAAGGCGGCGCAGGCCCGGAAGCGCGAGCACGCGCGGCGCCGGCGCGAGGCGTGGAAAGAGGCGAACCGCGCGCTGGTGGCGGCGGTGGAACGCGCGGGCGAGGGGAAGGAGTTCCTCGGGTTCGTCCTGGACTACGTCCTCGACCGTTGCTGCAACCGCGAGAAGCTCGCGGCGGCGGCCGAGGCCCGCGAGATCGCGGTCCCGAAAAAAGGGAGCGCGGCGGACGCGCTGCGCGAGGCCGACCTGAACGCGAAGCAGCTCCGCGGCCTGATCGTCCAGCTCATCGCGACGAAGTGGGAGCCGTACGATTTCGCCGCGAACCGGAAGTGGGACCGTGGATTCGTCGCGGCGTGCGACCGGTTCGGCGCGGAGATCGGAGACGTCCAGACGTCCGGAGACGAAGGGGAGGGGGAGTGAGATGGGCGAGAATCTGATGAAACCGGTGATGGCGGGTGTGCCCGCCGAAGAGCAGGCGAAGCGAGCGATCGCGCACGTCCTGGGGCAGATCCGCGACAACCCGCACGTCGGCTGGTACCTGGGCTACGGCACGCAGTCGTTCACGCTGCTGACCGAGGCGGCCGCGACGCTCTGGGGCAAACCGCTCGAGGAGGTGCGGCGGGCGTTCCTGCCGCGCGACCCGAAGGATCCGAGCCAGGGGTGAAAAGGTGCGGCCGGCACCGACCCCATCGGTGCCGGCCGCGGGTGCCGAGGAAACCTCAACGAAACCTTGGCGAATTGATGAAGGCCTGGAGATCCGGAAATCTCAACACCAAACTGATTTGAGAGCCGTGTTCGGGAATCTGACGCCGCACCGGAGCGGCGAGGGAAAGCAGTGCGCCCTCGACAAGAGCAGTGCCGGAGGTTACCCCGTCGGACACCTACGGAGGAACACACGATGCCCCTTATCGATTCCGAGCAATGGAAAGCCGGTAGCGCAACCGTGCGCGCGTTGCGATTTTCGCCTGCGAACCCTCGGTACCCTGACTTCCGAACCTGCAAAAGCGACCGTGATTTCGTGAGGGTTTTGTGCACCCGGAACGCCGGAATAGAGCGCCTAGCCAAATCGATGGCCCACAAAGGATTCTTCCGGGAGCCGCTTCTTGTGGTGGTTGAGGGCTCTCGGAAAGTCGTGTACGAAGGCAATCGCCGCCTCTGCGCGCTAAAGGTTTTGGACAACCCAAGCCTTGCGCCAGAGAATTACAGAAAGCGCTTCGCGAGCTTAGCCAAAGAGGCGAAACTGCCGAAGAAGGTTCCGATTCATATTGTTCCTTCTAGCTATCACGCGGAAGTTGTCATGTTCTCTAAGCATGCCTCTGACTCCTACACCGTCAATTGGAAGCCGTTGCAGCAAGCGGCTTTTGTTGCGGGTCGGATTGAGCAGGGTGATTCGGTCGATGAAATAGTTTATAAATTCGGAATCAAACGGGACCAGGTGCTCATTCACGTCGCGGCTGGCCAATTCTTCAGTTTGTGCACGCATGTAAAGCCGCAGTTGAGCGAGAAGGCTGCTATTCTCTTGGAAGACCCTGACCAGTTTCCATACTCAACAGTAGTTGAGCGGTTGGTTGTCCCGCTTAAAACGCGACGGCGCCTTGGGTTGGTAATCTCTGAGAACGGTGACCTTCTCGTGCCACCACTCAGTGAATTCCTTCCGGTTCTTGTTAAGATCCTTGAGGAAGCGGCGAGCGGGAGCATCGACACCAGGAAGCTTAATGACGACGATGGGCAAGAGGTATTTTTAGGAAGGCTAGGCTACACGCCTAGCAATGCAGGTTCAGTTGAGGTGAAGAAAGTTGTCTCAATGAAGGCTGTACCTTCGGAATTCCTTGCGTTGCCATCAGCCAACGGGGCGCGTTCGACTGCGCGCAAAAACAAAAAGTCTCCTAGCAATTTACGATACCTGTTGCCGAAGTCCCTTGTTTGCGGTCTTGAAAATGCTAAGCTTCATGAGCTAGTCGAAGAGGGCAAGAGGCTATGCTTGGAAGATTTCCCGAATTCTTCAGCCGCACTTTTGCGAGCTGTTTTGGAAACCGCTTTGCGGATCTCTGCCGAGGAAATGGGTTGTGTTCGCAAGTTGGAAGCAGAACACAAGTGCGGCTTGTTAGATATCCCGGTTCAAAAGCTTTTAAGCGATGTCAAGTCGGCGGTGATCTTTGATATTGGCTTAAGCCAAGAAGAAAAGAAAGCTCTTGTTAATTTGCTTGGCGACGGGCCGCTTAGCGTGTGCATGTTAAACCAGTACCTTCACAACAAGCATTGGAGTGCATCTCCGAGGTCGGTTGCTGAGATCAGGGGTCCGTTGCTGCCGGTTATTCAAAAAGCAATGTCGAGGGGAACCTAGATGCGAAGCCTTAGCCCTCTTAGATATCCCGGCGGAAAAGCCGTTCTGTCAGATTTGCTTGATCGAGTTATCTGTGCCAATGGCCTCGAGGGATGCACCTACGTTGAGCCGTTCGCGGGCGGAGCAGGGGCCGGGTTAAAGCTTCTTGAGTATGGGGTTGTAGACCGGATTGTCATCAACGACATCGATGTTGCCGTCTACTCGATGTGGAATGCAATGCTTTCGTCTACTGAGCGGTTCGTAGAGAAGATTTTTTCGGTGCCGCTGGATATTGCAGAGTGGACTCGCCAACGGGACACATACCGAAACGGCGGGCGAGAAAATGCCTTCAATCTTGGGTTTGCAACATTTTACCTCAATCGGTGCAACCGCTCTGGTATCATTATGAATGGAGGCCCAATTGGCGGTCTCGAGCAGGACGGGGAGTGGAAGATTGATGCTCGGTTCAACCGACAAGAGTTGGCGCGCCGAGTCGAGGTCATCGCCTCTTATGAAGATAGGGTCATTGTCACAAACTCAAACGGGGTAGACTTGGTGTATTCTATCGAGCAAGGCGAGTTTGGAGAAGAAGTGTTTGTCTACGGTGATCCTCCGTACTTTGTGAAGGGCCGGGAGCTTTACCTTAATCACTTCCAAGCCAAAGAGCACCGTGCTTTGTCGTCCCGGATGAAAGCATTGAAGACTACGCGATGGATCATGACTTATGATGACGTGGAAGAAGTTCGCCGGTTGTATCGGTGGGCTAACGTTCGTGCCTTCTCGCTTCGATATTCCGCCCACGCAAGTTCGCTGCAAGGTGGAGAGGTCTTGATCTGGCCAAATTGTCTCGCTGTTCCTGAGGCTGCTCTGGAGGCCCTTCAGTGTCGGGTTTAGTTTGCGCATTCCGTGGTGGTGCTAGATCTCCGCGCGCGTTGAGTGATGCGCTTGCTTCCCACGGTTCAATTGTGACCGTGTTTCTTTCGGGCGTTGGTTCTGTGGATGCCGTGGTTGGTTGGTGGCGGTGGATTGAGGATGCCGAGGCGACCAGGCCGGGAAGGGCGTTCTTCTTTGAGGCTTGGGGCGAGAACGAGTTCGCCGGGCATGTGATCGAGTTCGACTCGGCGGTTGCACC